GCCTTTTCCAGCAAGTCGTCGATGTCCGTCTCGTCGCTACAGGCCAAAAAATCCCCGTCCTCGTCAAAGTACAGGTACGCGGTATAAGGCCGCGCCTCGATCCCTGCGTACTTTTTGAGCAGATCATGCGCCTCGTGCACGCCGAGGATGCTGGCCTCCTCAAGCTCCTCCCGCTGGGCTTTGGTGATGTATTTAGCCATCTTTCCCAGCCTCCATCGTCTTCCCCCACGCGGTCAGCTGGGCGCGGATGGCCGTGCGGAGCTTTCCGGCCTTATCTTCGTCCTCAACGCGGCCGACGGCCTGCGTCAGCTGGTTGAAGGCCGCCTGCCACTGGCCGAAATACAGCTGCGCGGCCGTCATGTCCTTATCGGACATGGCAAGCTTCCGGCGCAGAGCCTCGATCTCGCCGCTCAGACGCTCCTTTTCCTCGTCCGAAGAGGCGGTTTCCGCCATTGCCTTTGCCGCCGCCAGCTGCTGTTTCAGGCTCTCCGCCTCCTTGCGGACGCGCGCGATCTCCTGTTCGGTCTTTGTGGTCTGCTTCCGCCATTCGGCGGTCTTTTTTTGCAGCTCCGTTTCCGCCTGCGCCCGGGCCTTGGCCTCCGCGTCCCGGATCGCCTGCTCATCACGTTGGACGGCGACCTCGACCGGGCGTTTCCGGAGCGCTTCGAGTTCATCCGCCATGCGGCAGGCCTCATCCTTTGCGGCGGTCAGTTCATCCTCCATGCCGCGCAGCTTCTCATAGGCCGCCTCGGCCTCTTTCTTCGCGTTCTCGGCGCGGAGGGAATCGCTGTCTGCCTGCCGCAGGGCGCTTTCGCGCTCCTGCCGGGCGGCGTCGCGTTCTTTGATCGCTTTTTCCAGTTCCCGGGCGGAAAGATTCTCCGCGTCGACCGCTTCGGCGAACTCTTCGCGCTCGTCTTCCGGTACGGCCAAAAGCCGCAAAGCATTGGAAATACTGAGATTTTGCAACGTTGACGATTCTGGCACGGCCCCGAAAATGCCGATCTGCGCCGCGCCGTACTCGTTGAATACCCGCATAAATCTGGTTGCAGTCGCCTGGGAAAACTCCGTGTTTTCCTTCAGCCACGCGCCCCAGCCGCCATACGGGACCATGCTCTTCGCGGCCTCCAGCCGCCGGCCGATCTCTACGCCGTAGTAAAGCGTCATTGCCTTTGCCTGCCGGGTCAACTCCCGGATCTCCGCCCCGAGCCGCTCGGGGGATACTGTCAGTTCCTGCGCACTCATGCCGCAGCCTCCTTTTTGTTCTTTTTACCGGCAGCTTTCAGTTGCCGGACATGCTCGAGCCACTTGGTCACGAACGCCTGCACTTCCTTTGTCGGCGGGCAGTTGCGCAGGCCGTGATTCTGGATCTCCTTCAGCGTTTTCAGCTCGACCTGCAGCGTGAACCACGACTTGTCCGGCGCATCCGCGCGGCGGATGAAGAAAATGCAGCTGTCGCCGCGCGCCACGGTCGCGCCGTAGATGCCGACGCAGTGGTGCAGGGCCGAGCCCTCGTCGATCAGTTCTTCCTCAGTACGGACAGGTCGGATGCAGATCCCGCCGTCTTCCCACGCCCACGCCTCCAGCGGCGCAACGGTCTTCTCGAATGCCGGGCGGCGCTTTTCGATCTCGGCCAGCTTTTTGCGCTTTTCCTCTTCGTTTCTTGCGACCCGCTTTATCTCCGCGAGCCTGTCGTGCTCGCGCTTGAGGTTTTTCGGGATCTGGACGTGCTCGTCCCGCAGATCAAGCCCGGCGCGCCTGTCCATGTCCCAGTAGTCCAACAGCGTTGTGATGCCGGATTTTTGCCGTTCCAGATACCGCAGGCATCGCATCACGGTCAGCCGGCCGCGCAGCAGCTGCATGCTTTTGCCGCCTGTTGCGTTCGGAAGCAGGGCTTTCTCCGTGCACAGCTTGTTCAGATCGTAGATCTGCAGCTTCTTCAGCAGCTTCCAGTCCTCCGGCAGCCTCACCGGCTCCCAAGCCCGCACCATCTTGTACTTCGCAAGATCATCCTGCGTCCATTTCTCCCGGACGCAGAACGCAAATTCCCGCTTGTCCAGCCCCAGCATCCGAGCCGGCCGCTTCTGCTTCCAGTCGACCCATTCCAGCTGTGCGCTGCGCCCGCCGCCGTAATAGCTCTGCGTATCCCGCGTGATCGCCTTTGCGACCATGTCCCCGCAGCCCTGCACGATCAAATTCTCGACGTTTCGGTGCTTCTGCCACAGGCGCAGATACGCGACGGGCCGCGCCTCGTCCCCGGCCGCTTTCAGGTACTGGAGCATGGCTGAATTTTCGATGGTCGTTCCGGTAAGGTCTTCCGGCTTGCGGAACCAGTTTTCCTCCAGCGTCTCGCCCCATCTGTCGTCGCAGCGCGTGGTCTGCTTCCAGCGATCAAAATAGCGCATCTTCATCATGATCCTCTGATAGCCCGTCAGGCGGACGGTCTTCTTCCGCTCGAAGACATAGGCCTCATGCGGCCACATCCGGTAGACCTTCCGTGCGTCCTTGCCGATGTTCCGCTCTGCGCGCCAGCCGAGCAGGGTGAAGTTCTCCCCCAGCTGCCACGGCTCGCAAAAATAGGCGTTGTCGTCGATCCCGTCGCGCGAGATCTGCCCGATGTGCTTTGCCCGGAGCTCCGCGCCGCACTGCGGACAGAGGAATTTGTCTTCCGGGCCGATCTGCATGATGCCCTCCACGAAGCCGAACGGCGCCCAGCCTTTGCCGCAGTTCGTCCCTCTGACCTTCCCGGCGATCCAGCTGCCGCCGCAGGCCGTGCAGGTCACGGACACAGCGTTTTCGCGCATGCCGGTCAGCGGATCGCGGTAATATGTATCCCGGTAGATCGCGTACTCGGTCTTGAACTTCGTTTTGATGCACCAGTCCAGCGCGCCCTCTGACGGCTGGCGCGGCAGCAGCTCTTCGTAATTGATCTGTTCGCTCATCCGAAGAAGTCCTCCAGATCCACGAGATCCCCGGCCGGCGCGGGAGGCGCGGCAGGTGCCGGCTCCGGCTTCGGCGCTTCCGTCTGCTCCGGCAGGCCGAAGTATTTGCGGATGATCTTCTCGGCCTCGGTACCTGTGCAGCAGTTGCCGTTTTTGTTCGCAAAGGCCCGGATGTTGGCCTCGCAGCCCTGCAGGCTCATGCCGCCGTGCTGCAGATCATCCAGTACCAGCTTGCTTGCCGCCTCATCCGGCGTGATCATCTCCAGCAGCTGCTCGCCGCACATCCACACCGGGCCGCGCTGGCCCTGCTGCTTGCGGATGAGTGCTGTAACCTCTTGCAAATATTGATTCTGCATGTTATACTCTCCTTGTACTTAACTTGTTACAGAGAAGTGTAGGCTTCTCCGCCCTCGCCCGTCTGGAACCGGGCGAGGGCATTTTTTATCCGAACAGGCTGTCCGGCTTGTAGCCGAGCTTTGCCACCTCTGCGTTTTGATGATATTCCTGCCGCTTGAAACTGTAACCCCAATGTTTTGCGGCCCAGAATAAAGCCGCCGTCTTGTCTGCCGCGTGAACGGTCAGCTGGCGGCCCGCGTAGTTGACCACAAAGTAGCACTCCCCGGCGTATCCCGGCTGTTCGACGACCCCCGGCCGCCGCGCTGCCCGCTCGCCGGGGTAATCGATACTATTTCGCATGTTTGCGCCTCCTGATCCTGTTCTCCGCCCGGACCGCCTGACGGTTGGACGCGTGATCCAGCTCCATGTCCATGCGGCCCCGGTGGTTGACGTCGTAAATGTGGTTCCGGATGCTCTCATACAGCTTCCAGGTGCAGCATCCGGCGCGGCAGGTGCCGCTCCTGTCCGGGCAGTCCCTTGCGCACGGCGGCGGCACAGGCCGCATCCGCGGCGCAAAATACTGCATCACTCGTTTTCCTCCTGCACGTGCTGGAGCCACGCGGCCAGCTTGTTGAGCTTCGTCTCGCGCAGCACCAGATCGTTGACGGTGTCCTGGTCGACCCGCTCCATGCTCTGCAGGATCGCGCGGTCCTCTGCGCAGTCTTCCGCGTAGGCCAGCAGCGCGTCGACGATATCGTCCAGCTGATCCGGCCGCAGCCGGATCTCGATCTTGTCGTAATCCATCACAGCGCCCCGAAGACCGTGCAGCCCAGCGAGATCGCGCCGGTGATCACGGCGGCGTCCGTCAGCTCCGCGTATCCGGCGATCACGGCCATGGCAAACGCCACGCCGCCGACCCACAGGCTGCATACCTTTGCCACCCGCCGCAGCGCCCTGCGGTACTGCATTTCATCCCACAGCCGTTCCCGCCGTTCCTCGGTGGTCTCCTCCTCGTACTGCTCTGCTAGATTGCCTCTCATGATTGTCTTCCTCCCTCTTCCGTGTAAAATTCCACGCCGGGGTACAGCGCCCGCAGCCAGCGGAGCTTCAGCTCCGTCGCGGCTTCCCGCTTCTGCTCCAGCGTCAGATCGTCAAACCGCACCGGCGTCTCGCCTATGTATACGTAGCTCTCCGTCCGAATGACCGGCTTCTTCCTTGCCATACCCCGCGCCTCCTTTTCGTGTATTCTATGTTCCCGCGCCCGGAGACGTTACGCCTCCTTCTTCTCGCTCATCGCTGGCTGCACCATTGCGGCCATTCCCTGCATAAAGATCAGCGCCTTCTCGCGCATCTCCGGCGTCATCTTGTTGATCTCAGCCGAGATCTTCTCGGCCTGCTTCTTCTGTTCCTCTGACATCGTTCTCACCTCGCTATTGTCATTCGCCCCTGCGCTGTGCTATGCTTTTCCTGAAAGGGGGTGGATTTGTGAATTATCTGGTATCCTACGACCTCAGCAATCCGGGCCGGGACTATTCCCGGCTTGTTGAGGCCATCAAAGCAGCTTCCACTGGCGTGTGGTGCTGTCCGCTGGAATCTGTCTTTGTGATCCGCTCCGATCGTTCCGCGTCCGAGATCTTCGATCTGCTGTCCCCTGCGCTCGACGCGAACGATCACCTTCTGGTGCTCGAAGCTGGCAGAGCCGCCCGCTGGCGTCTCGACCAGAAGTCTTCCGATTACCTGCAGTCCATACTCTGAGTTCCGCCGTCGACAGTCCTTGCGGCTGTCTCATCCGGCTGTTTCCCATGGCTCGGAGTAAACGCCGGTCTGCATTCTGTTT